AAACGAGACATAATGGCCAGAAACAAATCTCTTAATGCTGCACGTAGAAAAGCACACAATACACGGGGATAAACGATTGGAGAGTCGCATATGATTTCAGTAAAGACAAGTGGCAGTTTCAATAATACAGAATCGTTTTTAAAACGAAGCAAAAATTTCTCATTAAGCTCGCTTGATCAGTATGGTCGAGAAGGCGTAGCTGCCCTTGCCGCGGCAACTCCTGTTGATACTGGTAAAACAGCTGCTTCGTGGGACTATAAAATTAAGAAAACTGACGGTTCAGTTACCATAACTTTTGTGAATAACAATATTGTTGATGGTAATTGCATAGCAATTCTTTTACAGTATGGTCATGGAACCAGAAACGGTGGTTATGTGGTAGGACGAGATTATATTAATCCTGCTATAAGGCCAGTATTCGATAAAATAGCAAAATCAGCATGGTCGGAGGTGACTAAATCTTGAGTAGTACAGTAGATAATCGTGTCATTATAATGAAATTCGACAACGCTCAGTTTGAAAAGGGCGTTGCTACTACGATGAATACGCTTGATAAACTGAAATCTAGTCTAAATTTCAATACTGTTAGTACCGGATTATCTGGAATAGCATCCATGTTTACGGCTATTAATTCAGCATCAAACAAAGTGACTTTTTCTCAGATGGCCTCTAGCCTTGAATCACTAGAAAGTAGATTCTCAACGATGGGAATCGTAGGAATGAGAGTAATTGAGAATATTACCGATGCCATAACAAATCTAGCAAGTAAAGTTACGAGTTTTCTATCTAGCAAGATTGTCAGTGGTGGTATAACAAGAGCCATGAATCTTGAAAACGCCCAGTTTCAGCTTCAAGGTCTGCTTAATGATGAAACTAAAGTTGCCGCTGTAATGCAGAACGTAAACGACGCCGTTGATGGAACGGCTTATAGTCTTGACTCAGCTGCTAAGGTTGCTTCACAGTTGGCCGCTTCTGGATTAGAAGCTGGCGACCAGATGTTTACGTCATTGAGAGCTGTTGCTGGTGTTGCCGCAATGACGAACAGTTCTTATGATGACATAGGTCGAGTATTTACTACAGTTGCTGGTCAGGGAAAAGTAATGGCCGATCAGTTGAATCAGCTTGCTTCCAGAGGTATGAACGCCGCTGCTACATTGGCTAACTATTTGGGAGTTACCGAAAGCGAAGTCAGAACAATGGTTTCGAAGGGTGAAGTATCATTCGAAACGTTCGCTGCTGCTATGGATGATGCTTTTGGAGAACACGCAAAAGAAGCTAATACGACATTTACAGGTGCGATATCTAATATCGGAGCAGCTTTAGCAAGAATCGGTGCTAAATTTATTTCTCCATTAATTGAGCAGGGCGGAGCAGCGGTTGAGATGTTCAACTCACTTCGACTTCGAATCAACGAAGTAAATGCATCAATGGATCCAATAGCCAATGCTTTCACAAATACCGTAAATACTATAGCTAAGCTAATTAAACATTATGTTGACGTCGTAAATTTCTCAGCAAGTCTTGAGATTCTTACAAACATTGTTCAGGGTCTTGATCGTCGATTAAGATTTATCAGGGTTGCATTCTATGAAGTGTTCGAGCCATTTGAGAATGCTGCAAAAGAAGCTTCTGGTTTAACCGCAACGATTCTTAAACTGAGCAAATCATTCAATACCTTCTCAAAAGAGAGCAAATCAAGTTACATAGGTGAAACCGAAAAGATATTTACTGCTATAAAGAATGTAATGGAGGCAGTTTCCGTCGTTCTTGGTGTCCTTGGTGATAGACTGAATTATGTTTTACAGGGATTCGGTCATGCAACAAGAAAACTTCAGAGTATAAATGCCGTTGGTACTTCATTTGGTGAAGTTATACTTGCAATTTCTCAGAAACTACTTGATTTAGCAAACGCGCTTAATAAAACGAAGATCGATCAGGAAAGTAAAGCCTATAAGATTGCTACTGATATTTTCATTGCTCTTTGCAGAGCAGTCGAAACTCTCAAGATAGTTTTTCTTAGCATTGTAAATGTTGCTAAAATTGTAGCTGAAGCCTTCTCGGAAGTCTTTGACATTAAAGATGCCGAGACAATCAGATATGCAGCTCGAATGGTAAGGAACTTTGCTAAGTCGCTTACTCTTTCTGATGAAGATAGCCAGAATCTTAAAGACACATTAAAAGGTCTGTTTACGATTGTTAAAGCTGTGTGGAATGTTTTCAAAGGCCTCGTCAGTGTAATCTGGCCTTTTACTGATGGAGTAAGTGGACTCACTAGTGCATTCTTAAGTGTTACTGGATCCATTGGTAGACTTATAACTGGAGAATCAAAAGCCTCGGATATTACTGGAGTTCTTAAAGGAGTCTTTGGCGGTTTACTTAAGGTTCTGAGTACAATTCCAGAATGCATTTCTGTAATAATTTCTAAAATTGGTGACTTTGTCAAAGGAGTAACTGGAATAGACCTTAGCGGGATATTTTCTGGAATAGCCGGTTTCTTCTCTGATATAGGAAATGGATTGGTTAATTTCGATTTTAAGAGTGCTTTTGGTAATGTTATATCGTCGATCTCTGGTTTTATGTCATCGGTATTGAATAGCATTAAGAAAGGCTTTAGCAATATTAAGACTTTCTTCGGATCAATAGGAACTTCTCTTGCCAATTTTATGCTTTCTGTATTAGATGTGATAAAAACTGCTTTAAGTAACATTAAATCTGCATTTTCTACTGCTGCTTCAGCTATTGCTAGTTTTATTGGTTTGATGTTTGAAGCTATTAAGACTGGTTTTGGTAATGTTAAGAATGCTATAGGAACCGCTGCTTCAGCTATTGCTAGTTTTATTGGTTTGATGTTTGAAGCTATTAAGACTGGTTTTGGTAATGTTAAGAATGCTATAGGAACCGCTGCTTCAGCTATTGCTAGTTTTATGGCTTCGGCTTTTGAAGTTGTTAAGAGTGGCTTTTCCAGTTTTAAAGAAGGTTTTAGTACTGCTATACAAACGGTTGTGGATTTTGTATCGTCTGTATTTGACTCTTTATCATCTCTTGGAACTACTAAATCAGATGGTCCAGACAAGATGGTCGAGAATGTTGAGACTAGCCTTAATCCATTAACTGTGATTGGAAGTAAAATAAAAACGGCGTTCTCAAACATAGTTCCTGCGTTTTCAAAAGTTGTTGAAAAACTAACCCCTTTATGCGAAATCATGGGCAAGATATTGTCTAGTACATTAGATTTGCTTTTGAGTTTTATTAACATGGGAACATCTTTGTTTAATATGCTTAAAAGTATATTTGACGATATTACTACTTTCTTTAAAGGAGCTGCTTCTACAGCAAGTGAGGCAGGAGCAAGTTTAAGTGACGCTTTCGGAAGTCTGTTTGATAGTATAAAAGAGCATCCTGACTTAAGCTTAGGCGGAGGCTTTATTGCCACAGTTCTTGCTTTGGTAAAAGAAATCATAGCTGGTTTTGCCGATATGACTAAGAGTTTCAAGGGAATTACTGGTAACCTAAACAACTTTGCTAAAGCTATACAGTCGTGGAAAAAAGAAAGTCTTGCTGATGTTCTTGAGAAAATTTCTGCATCAATTCTTATTCTTGCTATAGCATTAGGCATCTTATCAAAACTCGATCAGGGAAACCTTAGTGGAGTAATAGGTGCCATATCTGCTATGTTTGGTGAAGTTGTTGGCATACTTATAGTTTTACAAACTTACCAGAGTAGCTTGGAGGATGGCTTAGATCTAACTCTATTAACATCGGCATTACAGAAAATCGCTATTTCCGTTCTTCTTATTGCCATAGCAATGTCTCAACTTGCCGATATGGATTCTAAATCTTTGGGAATAGCCACCTTAGCAATTGCTAGTTTGATGAAGGAAATGGTTAGCCTAATGCTTGTAATGGCGGCATTTACTAAAGACGTTAAGGATGGTTCTGTTATATCTCAGGCCTCTAAATCAATGCTTGTTATGGCCGCAGCGATTCTTCTTATGGTTAAACCTATAACAAAACTTGGAGAGATGAAACCGGATGCTTTAAGGCAGGGATTAACCGCAGTAGATGAGTTATTTGGCGTAATAACAGTATTTACTTATGTGGTGTCGAAACTATCGCCCGATCCAACAATGCTAAAGAACGTAGCGGTTGCTCTCATTTCTATGTCAACTGCAGTAAAAGCTATGGCGAAAGCTGTTGGAATTTTGGGAGCAATGGATTCGGATGTTCTGATTCAGGGATTGTTGGGAATGGTTGGAATTTTGTCAGCCTTTGTATTAGTTATGACGGCTTTAGGTATCGTGCTAAAAGAATCTAACCCGAAAACACTCGTTGCCGCAAGCGCCTCGATGATCCTTATAGCTATAGCAATAAATGCTTTAGTTCCGGCGATAGCCATTCTTGGTCTTATGGATCCAGAGAATTTATCGTATGGACTTGGCGCATTGGTGGCTATTTTAATTTCAGTTACTGGAGCGTTATTGCTATTATCAAATATCGGAGGAAAGAAAGCTATTGCTGCTGCGACCTCTATAGCAATAATATGTGGATCGCTTAATCTACTTATTCCAATGATAGCAATGTTGGCTGCGCTAAAAACTGGCAAACTTGTAAAGGCCTGTGTAGCTATAGCGGCTCTAATAGCCATCTTTGTCGTTGCCGCTAAGTTCTCGGAAGGCATGATGGAGTTCGCTTTATCAATGCTTGCTATCGGAGGAGGCATGGCTTTGCTTGGCGCTAGTGTATTACTTACTGCTGAGGGATTCGCCGTGTTAGTAGCTGCAATAACGGCTCTTGCCGCAGCATGGCCTCTTATTGAACCGGTGTTCGAAAGCATGGTCAAAGCCTTCGGAGAAGCTATACCAGTGCTCATTGCGGGTGCTATTGACGGTCTCGAAGTTCTTCTCGACTCAATAATCAAAATGGCACCAAAAATAGCGGATGCTGCATGGGCTTTACTACAGGCATTCCTAGATACCATCTTCGGAAACATAGCCAATATTGCTCAGTACTTCCTAGACATGATAATTGAGGTTCTTGATATTATAAGAGATGGTCTATATGATATAGCCTCTATAATAATCGATATGGCAGTTATATTATTACAGGCCATTGAAGAACGAACAACCGAAATTGCCACCATCCTTGCCGAAATCCTTATGGATATTTTAATCGGCGCCATTGATGGAGTTGCCGCTAGAGTTGGTGAGTTAATTGACTCTTTGTGGAAACTCATGATTGCAACAATTGACGGTTGGACTGCAGCTATTGACAATAACGGAGCAGAACTTATTGAATCGCTCATAAATCTTGCTAAAGCTATGTGGCGTATGGCTAAGAAAGCCTTTAAAACAATTTATGATCTACTTCCTGCTCAGGGAAAGAAGATTGTAAATAAAATTGTAAAGGGTATCAAAGAAAATGGTCATAAGATTTGGGATAAGATTAAAAGTTTCATAACAGGCATTGTTGATAAGATGAAAGACATCTGGGAAGATCTTAAAGACATTGGTAAGAACATCATTTCAGGTATTGTTGAAGGCATTAAGGCGCTCTTCGACGATCCGATTGGCGTTCTGGGTGATCTTGGTGGAAAGATTATCGACGTACTTAAAGACGTTCTCGGAATCGCTTCGCCTTCCAAAGAGATGAAAAAGATTGGTAGGTACATTTGCGAAGGCCTTACTCTTGGTATCAAGAATAACACTTCCGGAGTAACAGATCAGTCTAAAACTCTCGGCGAGGAAACCTATGATGCTATTGCTGAACCGATGTCGGCGATAGCTGACTTGCTTGGCTCAGACTTCGACGTCGATCCAACAATTCGACCAGTACTTGACCTGTCATCGGTACAAGATGGTGCTCAGCAGCTCAATGGGCTCTTTGCACGGCAAACATTAGATCTGGCTACAACAAATAGTCAGATGGCATCGCTAAGAGAAAGCCGAGTTTCATCCAGAAACGATAGTATTTCCAAGCTCAATTCAAACGTTGAGTCTCTTGCTGACGCAATTCAAAATGGAAATTTTGGTATCCCAGACGACGCTCAGATTGTGGTTTATTCGGTTCTCGATGGAAAGACGGTCGGCACAACAGTTGCTCCGTTTGTCGATTCTGTTAATGGTGCCACATACACAAAAACTAAAAGGGGTTATGTAACATGATAGGAAGTTCGAAATCGATGACTTTCAATGGTCATTACCCAGAAGAATATGGGGCTGTTTTATCTAGCCTCACTGCTACTGTTCCTGCCCCAAGACAAATTACAGACACCGTTCCTTATCGGGATGGTGTCTATGATTTTTCTAGGTTCGATGGTAGTTTACATTACGATAATCTAACAATAACCTGTGTGTTTCATATAGTAGCTTCGGATACTGATGAAATGTACGATAAATTACATAAACTTACTAATTGGTTGCATTCTGATGGAGAAAACGTGTTATGTGACGAACGAGAAGCTTTTTGGCATTTCGAAGAGGTTTTCTGTACAGGAATAGAAACGGAATTTCTCTTGAACGATAAGACCGCTATTCAAGTTACCGCAACTATGTCAGCAAATCCTTATAAAGTAAGTAATTCTGGAATAAAAGCCGAACCGATTAAAATTTATAGTTATTCAGGATTTTTGGCGTATAAGCCAGATACCGATAATCTTAAATTATGTTGGTTTGATGCATCAGATTTTAAGAGTTATACGTTAGCCGATGAAACGATAACGACAACCGATGGACAACATGTTGTAGTAACTTTAACCAAGTTTGCTTCAGATGATTCTGTTCCAGCCGATTTACCAATGCTTATTTCTATACCACGCGTTACATCAGCGACATGGGCATATAGTTATGTATCTATAATTATGAATGGTAAAGAATATTTACCTGAATATTATGGTTCTGATTCAAACTATAGTTTTTATGTCCCTAAACGACTTAATACTGACGGAACGACGAACGATGTTTCCATTCGATTCACATTCAACAGCAGTTTAACGTCAGACGATATAGCAAAAGTAACATACCTTGTAAGAGGTTGTAAAAATACTACGACTACTACGGAACATGTTGATATTGGTTATGATGTAGTTCCATTAACAGTTGAAAGTTCGGGATTGCCAACTTTGACTATTTATAGTGGCTCTGATCCAAATTCAGATAATACGATTGTGACTTATGGACCAACCGAGTCTTCTATAGATTTAAAAGCCGGTTTATATTATTTAACCCTATCCGGTACTAGACAAGTTACATTGACTTATAATAGTACAAAAAGGAGACTGTAAATATGTATAAAATAGTAATACAAGGTTCTTCTGAGGAGACTATATTAGATTACAGAAATCCTGATGTAGCTTTTCTTGGTGACGCTAAGATCACTACGGGTATTAGTTGCGAGATTGCTACTTTTGAATTTAAGATTTATCAGTCAAATCCTGGATATTCTAGCATACAAGTTAGTCGCACTCGCGTCAAAGTTTATGATTTACTGGAAAATGAAATTATATTTAGAGGTCGAGTTGCTTCAATCGAAGAATCCATGGACGATTCAGGTTTGAATGAGAAGACTGTTTCTTGTGAGAGTGAAATAGCTATGTTATGCGATACAGTGATATTTAATTATTACATAGCATCCGGAGGTCTAAGTAGCTATATTCTTGACCAGTTAATCACAAACCATAATGCTTATGCTAGTTCAGATGCTCAATTTACAGTTGGCGAATGTGAATTAGCTGGTTGCCCGGTTAAAGTGGAATTATATGAAGGATCAACTTCTTATGAAGCTATAAAAACGATTTTTGAAGATACTTTTGGTGGCGAGATTCGACTTCGATATGAAAACGACGTGCGATATATAGATTTTACTACTACAACTTTTGGAGAAATAGTCGAAGATGGTCTTCGAACCAAAGTAAACATCAAAAGTATGGCAAAGAAAGAGGAAATTTCGGAAATATTCTCTAGAATTATTCCATTAAGTGGCGAACCAGAGTCTGGAACAAAAAGACTTACAATCCTTCCTTATACAAGTAAAATGTCAAGTAGTGATGAAAACTACAATAAAGATTATCTCGAAAACAAATCGTTGTATGAGAAATACGGTCCAATCTATAAAATAGTAACGTTCGATGACATAAAGGTTAGTGATGATGATCCAGATCCAGACCACATATCAGAGTCTGGCCAACTATACAGAGCCGCTGTGGATTGGATGGATGATTATGTCTACAAAACTGAAACATTTGAGGTTTCTGCATTGGATTTGTCTTTCATCAATAAAGAATTCAACAGATTCAAGGTTGGAAATACATATACGATTCTGAATCCATTTCTATCCATACAGACTACGATACGGTTGATAAAGATCGAGCTGGATTTGAGTACTCCTTATGCTCCGACATTAACGTTTGGATCAAGAGACATAAAATTAACCGATATCGTAGCAAAATCAAAATAGAAGGGAGAATGCCTAAATGCAACCTTATACTACTAAAATAGTATTAGATATAAGCGGAAATTCTCAAGCAGAAGTAGTAGCTAAACAGGATGATAATAATTCAAGACGTATAGCTGCAAGTTTCATTGACGAAACGATGGCTACATTCTCTTTATCCAATGCAACTTCAGCTGAATGTAGAATACTACGACCAGATGGTAAAATGGTTACAGAGGAAGTAGTCCTAGATTATGGAAATAATCTGGCATTAATTACCCTATCTAGGCATGCTTTGGGTGTGGCTGGAAGAGGCTATGGGGATGTGAGACTTCTTGGTACTAATGACTCATGCTTGTCTGCAACAAGGTTTATACTAACTATTCTGCCATCAGCAGTAAGTAATGACCAGCTATCTGGTGAATCTGTGTTCGAGAATTATCTTCGAGAAGTTACTGAGCTGAAAAATAGCTTAAATGGTTTATCGTTTATGAAGATCAGTCAGTCCGACTACGATGCGCTTGAATCCCCAGACGAGAACACGGTATACTACGCAGTTGACGACAACGGGAAAATCACGCAGTATCTTGGGGCGGCTAAGTTGTCAAGCGGGAGTGGTGGCGTTCCAGCCGAAAGCGCTATACTTGCAGACGATGTTCCCGATACGACCTTTGGTATTGCTGAGATTGAGGAGGTATAAATTATGGCGATTGAAAGATATTCTGGTTATTCACTAAAATCGCTTGGTGAAAAACTAAGAGAAGTTTATGATTTTAAGAAAGTAGTATTCAAATCCGGAAGCGCGAGTGATAGTTCAAGTAGTTATGAGGTTCAACTTTGGTTGACTGATAAAATATACTTGATCCATAAATTCGACGCATTGAGTGTGTCCAATTGTAAACTCGATATTATGGATCAATATAGTGTCTATAAACGACTAATCGAGGGTAGTAGTAATAGTACTGGAGACGAAAGGCCCTGGCGAATATATAAATCCGACAATGGTGATGTTGGGTTTCAAATTAACGACTCTCCATTGATGTGGATCGCTAAAACAGTCACTTCTGAGGGAATTGAGAGCGTTGGACTTATTTACTCAACGATTTCGTCTAGTTCAACCTTAACATCGACATTATGGATAGATGGTAGAAATAACGGCGAAACATTGACGCCGTTCATTAGCGGTAATACTTCTACGTATTTTACAGCCTTATCAAATGCGACATGTCTTTCTAGGGATATATATTTCCCGCACCTGAAAAGTGTCATATTTTCTCCGTTGACCGTTGATTCTACAGAACAGAAAATCATCATTGATGGTACGACATATATTGCCAACAAGTATTTCGCGTTGGAGGAGTGATGGTGTGATAAGTACAATCATAGTGGCCGTCATCACGGCGGCATCCGCAATAGTATGTCAACTCATTATTGCTTCCGGTAACCGTAAAGACATGCGTCAGACTCAGTATGACAGTCAGAAATTGATCGAGTACAAGATCGACAAGCTTTCCGAGCGTGTAGACAAGCACAATCAATACGTTGAACGCACCTACATACTCGAGAAAGACATGGCCGTGGCCAAAGAAGAGCTTAAAGTAGCTAATCATCGAATAGAAGATTTGGAAAGGAATGAGCATAAATGAAAAACTGGGTAAAAAGAGCAATCAGAACGTTCGTGCAGTCGGCTATTGGCTATGCTGCTATTGCTGTTCCGACTATTGACTTTACGAATACATCCGCTGCTAAGACTACTTTGATTGGCGTCGGTGTATCAGCGGTCGCAGCAGGCATCTCTGCTATCATGAATGCCATGGATGATTGGGATAAGGAGCTCGATGAGATGAATAAAAACGACGAGGAGGAATAATTCAAAATGAGAATAAAAATCGATCCTATTGAGTATAAAGCCTCTGTTACTGATGACTTTTTAGGTTATATAGGAGAAACAAACAGCCGTCCTATTATTGTGGATGGCTGTCTTACTCCAGGAGCTAATGTCTATAAGCTCAGATTAACATATAAAGACGACGTATCTTATGATGTTCCAATCGTTAATGGCATTGGCGAGGTTTCTGGTAGTCTTCTTCGTATGACTGGAGATCTTAAGGGACAGGTGATTGCTATCAAGGAAGATGGTGATACCTTTGAGTATGTCAAGAAATCCAACATTTTCACTATTTCCATCTCCGAATCACTTACTGATGATACTGAGGCTATTCCGACATATGAAGAGTCAACGGAAGCACTTGAAAAGGTTCTCGGTATTGAGAGTTCTATCTTAGCATCAGTCGATGAACGTGTTTCAGGCGTTGTTGAGAAAGCTCAGGCTAGTGCTGAAAACGCTGAGAAAGCTCAGACCGCAGCACAGTCGGCGGCTGATTCCGTGCAGAAAATCGCCGAGAGTATTCCTGAGGATTACAGCGAGTTGAGTGGTGATGTGGCAAAGTTGAAGAGTGACGTGAACGAGCTTGCTGAGAACGCTACAAATGCTGAGAACGCTACGTATGCTGAGAATGCCGGTGTTAAGTACGTTTCAAATATATCTCTCGCTGTTGTAAGAGGAGATGATACAAACCAGTTTGCACTAACTGAAGAAGATTATGGATATACACATGTTCATAAAGACGATGGAATATCTAACACTAAGTATCAAGGAATTTATATGAAGATCCCATTTAAAGACGTCGATTCTTTGAATGCAAATTGGTCGTTTGACTTAAAAACAAAAGATGGTACTATAATTCCAGATCAATTTCACATTCTTCCAAGAATTATGGATTGGGGTAATGATATTGGAATTTACAAAAAAGATGGATGTAATATTAAAGAAATTTTTGAAAATTCGAGTAATCAGACATATGTGGAGGACGTTAAAGCGCAGGGATATTTCTATGTTAGCGCTTTGTCATATACAAGTTCAACTACTGAGGTGGATTTTTCAATTAGGTTTATAGCACAGAATTTCGTTAAACCCGTTGTATTTGCCCAGTACGCCGAGAACGCTACAAATGCTGAGAACGCTACAAATGCTGAGAACGCTACAAATGCTGGATTTGAATATGTTTCGCAGAGCCTTATAAAAACATCAATACGCAATAATCCTAATGCCACATGGGATACAGACGGTAAAAAATATACAATCCATATTGCACAACCGAATGCAAATATTGTTAATCAAATAATCAATCACGCATTTGCTATTGATATAAAAGAAATGTTCGGCAAAGGAATCAGATTAAGATTTGATGTCCATAATTCAAATTATAGCGGTAATCTTTCAACATCATGGACATTGAATAATTTTTATATTTCGAGAGATTCTGCTAATTGGGGTGCATATGCTATTAAAGAATTAAAAGGATTTGATATGGGAAATGTTGATAGCACATTTACCGTCGACTTGGATTCTTTAGGAATTGATTATGAATCTTATGATTCATTATATCTACTCATAGCATCATATGAATATCATACAACAGAAACGGCATATAATCCAGCGACAGATATTACGATTAAACCGTATATGCTTAATTCCGAAAACAGAGTTTTTGCAACAGATTTCTCTGGGTTTGAACCAACTGATTATTATACAAAATCGGAAGTAGATGCAAAAATTGGGTCGACTGGTAACTATATTACTTGTTGGGGCGACTCTCTTACTGCTGGTGGAGGATGGACTAGTAAATTAGCTGAGCTTACTGGAATGGTTGTGTATAATGGTGGTACTGGTGGAGAAGACACACGGACAATCATTGCGAGACAAGGTGCCGATATTATGATAGTTGATGGAATTACCATTCCGGCAACCCAAGAGCCAGTAACAATCGCAACAAGAAGTGAAGATACTGGCATTGCCACTTATGCTGGATATAAGGTTACACCACTATTACAAGGTGGAACACATGTTAATCCTTGTAAAATTGGTGATGTTGAAGGAACATTGACATGGACAGGTTCTTCATATGCAGATACTACAGGAACATGGACTTTTACAAGAAGCTCTGTTGGAAATGCCATCGTGATAGACAGACCAACAGCAATTAGAACAGAGTTTGACAGAAACAAAAATGCTCCGCATCTTATGGTTATTTTCATTGGCCAAAATGGTGGATATACAGACAATGATGATTTAATTAATCAGCATAGGTTGATGATTGAACACGCCCATGCGAAAAATGTCATCGTGCTTGGATTATCATCAGGAACCGCCGCCCAAAGACAGACGTATGAAGAGGCTATGAAAAAAGAATTTGGTAGATATTTTATCAGCTTGCGTGAATATCTTGCACACCCCATTTATAGTGATGGCGAAATTGTTTCTTGCTATGGACTTGCCGACCAAAATCTCGAACCAGACCCAAGTTATTCCTATAATGAAAAAACAACACTTCAAGAGATTTCTGAGGGTACTGTACCGCATCAGATTCTTATGGACAGTGTGCATTACACAAATGACACAAAGAACGTAATCGGAAATATGCTTTATAAGAAATGTTGTGAGTTAGGAATCTTTTAAACAGTTTAAAGAAAATCTTTATCCAACAAAGGAGGAAATCGACAATGAGCAACAGTAAACTTATCTCTTACACAAAACTATCACCGAACCATTCGGGCAAACGCACGCATTCTATCGATCGAATTACACCTCATTGCGTGGTAGGACAGCAGACTGTTGAAACAATCCTTGGCGGCTTCGCTTCGTCCTCACGTCAGGCAAGCTGTAACTACTGTATCGGCAAAGACGGCAAAATCGGTTTGGGTGTCGACGAGGATAACCGCTCATGGTGCAGTTCATCAAACGAAAACGACCAGAGGGCAGTGACAATTGAGTGCGCTTCCGACACTACGCACCCTTACACCATGAACAATGCAGTTTACAATTCGCTGATTGAGCTTTGCGTGGATATTTGCAAGCGCAATGGCAAAACTAAGCTGCTTTGGCTCGGCGATAAGACTAAAACACTGAATTAT